GCATTTTAAAATTTCGTGGTTACATAACTATGAAGAATATGTAAACACGAATCGTTCGGGTGTAAAACCGAAAGGGAGTTTGGCCCCCCAATCCTCGGTTTGAATTATATTGCCAACGCCAACCATAACCTTTTAGGGCTAGTCGATTTTGGAAATCATCAAACGTCATAAGAAACGTATTTTATAGTTGGCATTGTCTTAAACAAGCCCTCAGCGCGCGTGTGCAGTGCGGACGCACGCTGAAGTAACTAACAACAAACCGCGAAAGTATGTTAGCTGTGTAATTTAAAGTAATTAAAAACTTTGTAAGGTTCGACCCTACTCGACTCAGTTTATAATGTCTTGAACCGGACATGACTATACATTTTTACAAAGTACCCTGAAACCCTAGTGCTTTCTGCATAGGGGGTATAGAAACAAAAACTCCGAAGTTAACATCATCAGAACCTCCTCTGAAAACCTGTGGTTGTGCGATTGTAGTCACACCAGGAATAAAGAAGGTCACTAGATTTTTGTCAGCAAAGGTAGTCTCTGCGGTACTAGTAGCTATATTGGGATTTACCATATTATCAAACGTAGCTCGCGAGTGATATCTGTTGTATTGTGGTACTGCGAATTCGGAAATGTAATTAGAACCATTGTTCATAATAGTTAATGGTTGTCCATTAAATCTATTCATAATATTGGTAGCTCCTCCATTTGCTGTAGCTGTAGCTGTCCATACCGCTGTACTAGTCGTAGCATCACCATGACTCAAATGAGCTAAGGTAGCTATTGAAGGATACTTATTAGATACCGAAGTATCAGTAAGCACCTTCAGACGTACTCCTCCACGTGATAAGGCATAAATACCTGTTAATGTAGAGAATAAATCACCAACTTGCAGAGGATAAGGATTAACTAAACCATTATAAAACACCGAAGCGTAAAACGGCCTGATAGTTAAAAACTTATCACCAGCAATTTCAGATATAGGAGTTAGACAGGCTGTTGATTTAAGTAACGATCGGAAAGATGAAACTTTCTCACCGATACAGGCAGCAGCATTTCTAGCTTTATCGTCTGTAGTAGCTGAACATCCAATAGTGGTATCTTCAATACGACACACATCCGCTGTTTTCATAGCTCCAGATTCTGGGGTTACGTTCATAGCGGGTGCATTAGTATTGAGACGTGGTATAGCGAATTCAATATCAGAACCTCCAGCTATCTCAACAAGCATTTTAACACTTGAGGACACACTAGAAGGAGCAGATAAGGGATTAACTACATACACGACCAATACACCAGTATTAGCACTACCGCTCTGAGTAGAACGATAGGGTGAGGAAGAAATGTAAGGTACTGTAAAAGTAACTTCATTACACTCACGTATATCAACAATTTCTCGATGAGCATAAGGAGATAGAGCAAAACTCGTAGCAGCAGTACCAGTATTAAGGTCACTAGGATAGAATACAATAGCCAATCTTCCGCTATGAAACTCGGTTTTTACAAATTTAATCGTGTAAACCAAGCTTCCTCTCCACGTCATAAAGTAATCGGTAACAAAGCTTAAAGGTGAGTAATCGGTTACGATCACACCGCCTGTAACAACTCGATCAGATCTTCCAGCTAACGGTTCAGTATTTATAGAGAATAAAGCTGTTCCAGTAACATCTGTTGTTGACCAAGTTTCAGTTCTAAGCCAGGCAGGAATAGTAGCTACAAAAGAGAAATCCATTTCATCGACATCAGTCGAAGAAAAACCTGGTAACACATCAACAGCGTTGCGTGATACTAGGGATAAGGATTGACCTACATCAGAAACATCGGTATGATAAATTCCTGAAGCAGTTTCTCTAACTACCTTAACCTGAGCTGCCATATTACGAGGTTTTGACCAACCGAAAACAGAAGCTGCATTAGCTCCGATATCGGCTAACCAAGATAAACCTCCTGCATAAGCAGAAATCATAGGTACAGGTTTAAAAAGAGAAGCTGCATTAGAAACCTTAATCAGAGTGCTTTGAATAGGTCCTATCTTTTGAGATTCAGCTTCTTTCTCGCTCTTACTTTTACGCGCCATCATTCTTCCTGATTGAGGTACGGTGGCCGTAATCAACTCCACATCTTCAAAGTGAATAAATAGCATGAAAGGCGCCGTAGCACTACCAGTAGGTGAAACTAATGGAGAATAAGGGAAAAGCTGAGCAGTGCCCCAATTACCATAACCAACACCAGTGGTAACGGATCTGAGCGGATAGAAATTTTGCACAGAGTTAAATGGTATACGTATCGTTCCCTCAGTATCGCAAGCTAAATCTAACTCTATTCGAGGTAGTTGGGTTCGTGCGCGAAGGGTATTGATATGTGAGTTATATCTAAGTGCTCCAATAGTGGTATTCGTTGCAGCTCCACAAGAGGGAACATAACACAACATATAGCGTCCTTGTTGGAATCTATTCGCATTAATTGTTAAGCGTAATACCATAGTAGCTCGGAAACCCAGAAATCCATCTAATTTATTTTTATATACAGAGAGGGTTAAGGGATACCATGGTAA